CAAAGAAAATATTTAGTAAAAGGAATAAAAGTAAAAATTCCTCATAATGCAACAGTAAGAGCAGATGGCAGTTTATCCTATGCAGGAATCTTTAATGGAACGCTTGGTGCTGCTCAATATACCAATGATCCAGCTTGGTGCTTATTCGATCTTTTAAGTTCCTCTAGGTACGGACTAGGTGCTCACTTAGAAGAATCAGAGTTAGATAAATTTAGTTTTTATGCTGCATCAGTTTATTGCTCGGAACAAATAGATGATGGAACTGGTACTGGTAATACAGAACCTAGATTTAGTTGCAATGTATCTCTACAAAATCAACAAGAAGCATACAACGTAATTAACCAAATGTGTTCAGTATTTAGGGCAATGCCTTTTTATGAGGCTGGTAATTTAACTATCACGCAAGATTCTCCAAAAGATACAAGTTATTTGTTTACTCTTGCAAATGTTTTAGAACCTGGCTTTAATTACTCAAACACAAGTCAAAAAGCAAGACCAACTGTAGTAGTCGCTAAATATTTAGATTTAGATTTGAGAGATATAAATTATGAAGAAGTTATTGATAATGCAAACCAAGCACGTTATGGATCAATAGTTAAAAATATTGATGCCTTTGCTTGTACAAGTAGAGGACAGGCAAATCGTTTGGCAAAGTGGTTACTCTATATGGCAAATGTAGAACGTGAAGTGGTGACATTTACCACCTCAGTTGATGCAGGAGTTATAGTAAGACCTGGACAGATTATAGAAATAGCTGATCCTGTAAAGAGTGGAGAGAGAAGAGGAGGTCGTATTCAAGCTGCTACTACAAACTCTGTAACAGTAGACGATACAACGGATTTAATTTTTTCAGTTGGATCTACCTTATCTGTAATATTGCCAGATGGTAGCGTTGAAGTTAAAACAGTAGCATCAATATCAGGCAGTGTTATTAACTTGGGTCAACATTTTTCAAGTGCTCCTAATGTAAATAGCGTTTGGATTTATCAAACAACAAACATTCTTACAAGCACTTGGAGAGTTTTAGAAGTTAAAGAACAAGACAGACTTAATTATGTAGTAACAGCTAGTGAGTATAACGCTGGGAAATACAATCATATTGAAAGTGGAATATCATTAACACCAAGAGATATTAGTGATCTAGATGTACCTCCTGCTGCTCCAACTGGTATTACAGCAGAAGAAGTTATTTATGAGAATACTGGTATTGCAAGAGTAAAAATTATTGTAAGTTGGACTACCTCTACCGATAATGTTTATGTCAGATGGAGATATGAACAGGGAAACTATACTTCTCGTTCCGTTGAAGGTGCTAAAAGTTATGAAATAACAGATACTATTGCTGGTAATTATACAATTGAAGTTTATAGCGTTAGTGCGTCTGGTTTACGATCTACATTACCCAACGCATTAAATCCATTTGTAGCTGTAGGAAAAACTGCTCTTCCATCAAATGTAAGCGGTGTAAGCCTACTACCAATAGATGAATCTAGTGCAATATTAAGCTGGAATCGTGCCACAGAACTTGACGTTTTATTAGGAGGAAAGACTTTAATCAGACATTCTTCCCTTACAACTGGAGCACAGTGGAAAGATTCTCAGGAAATTGTGGTTGCTGCTGCTGGAAACCAAACACAAAAAATAGTCCCTTTACTTTCTGGAACGTATCTAATTAAATTTGAGGACGATGGTGGACGAGAAAGTCCTGCACCTGGTTCAAGTGATAGTGATTGGAATAATACAAGAGTAACAACTAATCTTCCTGCTCCATCAGAAAGACTTGTTGTAGGAACTGTTGATGAACACACTCCAAACTTTACAGGCTCTAAAACTAATACAGTTTATGATTCTGCTTTAGATGCTTTAAAACTTACAGTTACAAGTAATGCAACAGCCACATCAGGAGAGTATATTTTTGCTAATTCTGTTGATTTAACACAACCTTATGATGTCAATTTAAGAAAAACTTTAAAAGCAAGTAATTTTATACTAAATAGTTTATGGGATTCAAGAACTGACTTGATTGACAGTTGGGGATATATTGATGCTGTTGGTGGTTTAACCGAAGCTACAAAATGTAATGCTGCTGTTTATGTACGATCCACAAATGATAATCCGTCTGGATCACCTACCTGGAGTGCCTATAAAGAATTTAGCAACGTATTAATTACAGGTAGAGCTTTTCAATTTAAAGCAATATTAACAAGTAATGACACAAACCAGAATATAGCGATTACTGAGTTAGGAGCTACACTAGAATTACAAGGAAGAACAGAATCTATATCGACTCCAGTAACAACTGGATCGTCACAATATACTGTATCTTTTGCAAATCCATTTAAACAAACTCCAACTGTTGTAGTGACTCCAACAAATCAACAAACAGGTGATTTCTTTGAACTTGCTAATATAAGTAGGACAGGATTTCAAGTCACATTTAAAAATGGAAGTTCAGCAGTTGCCAGGTCATTTGTATGGGCTGCATCAGGTTTTGGTAAGGAGGTAACATAAATGAGTAATGGACATGATTATGATATAGCTAATGCTGTAGGAGCAACTTTTAGAGCAGACTTAAATACTTGTCTTGGTGATATTCAATCATTAAATAGTGGTTCTGCTGATCCTTCTACAACTGTTGCTTACAAAATATGGGCAGATACAGCTAATAATTTATTAAAAATAAGAAATAGCTCAAATAACGGCTGGTTAACACTTGGAGATTTAACTGATGCTAATAATCTAGGACTTGCAACTAAAGCATCTCCTACTTTTACAGGCACAGTAACTTCCTCTGGTGATCTTGTTTTATCAGGTACAGGTTCTTTGCAGCTACCATCAGGAACTACTGCTCAAAGACCAACCCCTGCTACTGGAGATATAAGATTCAATACTACCCTTACACAATTTGAAGGTTATAACGGATCTGCATGGGGTGAAATTGCAAATGGAGTACCAGCAGGTTCAGTATTTTCATTTGCTACTACTACTCCTCCTTCGGGTTATTTAGAATGTAATGGTGCTGCTGTTAGTAGATCAACTTATGCAAGTTTATTTAGTGCAATATCAACAACATGGGGAGTAGGAGATGGATCATCAACATTTAACTTGCCCGATTTAAGAGGACAATTTGTTAGGGGTTGGGATAATAGTGCTGGTGTAGATAGTGGTAGATCATTTGCTTCTAGTCAAACAGATCAAAACAAACAACATACCCACTCCGTTACTGATCCAGGTCACCAACACAATACAAGTATTACTAATTCGGACGTATTCCCTGCTACTGGAGCAAAAACTATCAGCTATGGTGGTGCTGGTGGCTATCCAGCTACTACTTTTACAATGGATGATGCTACAACAGGAATATCTCTTGCCAATCAGGGTGGTACTGAGGTTCGTGTAAAAAACTACGCTTTAATGTATGTAATTAAATTCTAATTATGACAAACAAAAAAATATCAGAATTTACAGAACTTACCGCACCAGCTAGTACTGATGTGTTGCCAATAATTGATGTAAGTGGTGGAGGTACTGGATCAAACAATAAAATTACATACGCTAATTTACTAGGTAAAGCACCTGATGGATCTGCTTCTGCTCCAGCATTTAGTTTTAATTCAGATACAAACTCTGGAATAAGCGGAGGATCAGACACTTTAACATTTAGTACTGCTGGTGTAGGCAGAATGACAATAAGTTCTGCTGGTCTTGTAAATATTCCTGGTGATTTAACAGTTGGCGGAACGACAACCACAATAAACACTACCAATCTTGATGTTGAAGATAAAAATATTACTCTTGGCAAGGTTACGACACCATCTGATACAACTGCTGATGGAGGTGGATTAACGCTAAAAGGAGCTACAGATAAAACATTTAATTGGGTAAACGCCACAGATTCATGGACAAGTAGTGAACATATCTCTGTTTCTGGTCAAAAAGAATTTAGATATTTAGATTCTGATTCATCACATTATGTAGGTTTTAAATCTCCAGCTACAGTATCTTCTAATGTAGTTTGGACTTTACCTTCTGCTGACTCTTCTGTAAGTGGATATGTTTTATCAAGTAATGCTTCTGGAGTATTATCTTGGGTCGCTCCAGGACAAAACGCAGATCCTAACTTTACAGGCACATTAACTCTTACTGATGATGGCAATATAAGAGGATTTGCTTCTACTCATGCTACATATACTGGATCTGTAAAAACATTTACTGTTACTGTTGCAAGTAAGACAGCAGCCCATAGATATAACGGAAGTGGATCTGGTAACGGATATAAAATTGATGGTAAAGAAGCACCTTTTTTAACTCTTACACCAGGTCGTACTTATAAGTTTGACCAATCAGATGGCACTAATAGTGGACACCCTCTTCGTTTTTATTTAGAAGCAAATAAAACAACAGCATATACAACAAACGTAACAACAAGCGGAACTCCAGGCTCTAGTGGTGCATATACGCAAATTGTTATAGCAGATACCACTCCAATGGTAATTCATTACCAATGTTCATCTCATGCGTTGATGGGTAATGGTGTAGCAACAAACTCTGCAACAGCTACAGGAACTCTGTTATCTAGCTTGAGTGTTAGTGGAAATATGGATGTTACTGGCACATTTACTGTTAGTGACAATATCTTGATGACAGGGACAGGAGCTATTGATGTTGCTTCTGGTACGACTGCCCAAAGACCAGGATCTCCGTCTGGTGGTATGTTCAGATTTAATAGTCAGACATCAGAGTTCGAGGGATATAACGGAAGTTCTTGGGGTGAAATTGGTGGGGTTGCAGCTACAGGAACAGCAGATTTATTAGACATTGCCTCATCTTCTGGAACGGGTGGTGGGTCAGCTACATTTAATGGATCTGCTTACAGATTTAAGTTAGTTACTAAGGGGACAAGTACAGCAGTAACACCAAGTAATGCAGAGATCTTACGAGTCTCAATAAATGGTGTGATGCAACAACCCAATGATGGGTCTGGACAGGGAGACATGACAGATGGATATGTTGTTAGCGGTACAGATATTATCTTTGATGCTGCTCCTCCTAGCGGTGCTACATATTTCATCATTAATATGGGAGCTACGATTGCGATTGGAACTCCAGGTGACAATACAGTAACAAGTGCAAAAATCGTTGATGGAACTATTGTTGGAACGGATCTAGCTACTAATGTTGACCTTGCTGACAACCAAAAGGTTAGATTTGGAGCAGGGAATGATTTACAAATTTATCATAATGGCAATAATAGCTTCATAGTCGATAGTGGTACTGGTGATCTTTATATAAGAGGTGATAATAATTTATTTATACAAAGTGGAAGTGGTGAAAGCAAAATAAAAGCCACTACTGATGGAGCTGTAGAACTTTACCACAATGATGTTAAAAAATTTGAGACTACAAGTGCTGGAGCTACTGTTACAGGAACATTAACAGCTACAGCTTATGCTGGAGATGGATCGGGTCTTACAGGAGTTTCATCACAAGTTGCTGATGGTTGTATTACAGAAAACTCGCTAACAATTTCAAATAATTATACTATGACCACAAACAAGTCAGGAGTTAGTGCAGGGGATATAATAATTGCAAGTGGGGTAACAGTTACCATTCCGTCTGGTTCACGTTATGTTATTGTCTAGGGGGTAAATTATGCCAATAGTATTAAACGGATCAACTGGAAACATATCAGCCTCAAGCTTGACAGGTGTAACTACAGGTAAGGTTTTGCAATTACAGCAAGTACTTAAAACTGACGCATTTTCTACAAGTTCTACTTCTTTTGTAGATATAACTGGATTATCGGTAAATATAACACCTTCATCAAGTTCAAATAAAGTATTAGTTGATTTTGTTGTAGCTTGTGGAAATGATGCACAAACTCAAAATCGTTTTGAGTTAGTAAGAGAAGTTAGTAGTACAGTTACACCTATTAACCCAAATGCTATGGATTCATCAACTGCAATGTTTTATGTTGCAGCAAATAGTAATCTTGATAACTATACTAGGGCACAAGTTACATATAGATTTTTAGATTCACCTAATACAACTTCGCAAGTTAATTATAGAGTAAGAACTAAAATTTATAGTAGTAGTGTTACTCAATATGTAAATCGTGCTGCTTATAATTCAAACACTACAGGCTCTTCAGTTATTACAGCAATGGAGGTAGCAGCATGAGTAGGTTAATAACAAACGCAATACGATCCACTTCTGCTTCAGCAGATGCAATAACTTTTGATAACTCAGGTAAACCAGCGTTTCCTAATGGCGGTGCTGGTAGAATTCTTCAAGTAAAAAACGTAACTAAAACTGATACTTTTTCAGAAAATCTTGCCTCTGGTACTATAAGTTCTACTAATGTTCTTGAATTATCTTTTACAGCAGCAAGTACAAGTAATAGATTGCTTATTATTGTTGATATGAATATGTCTCATCAAGATACAAATGAAACATTAGGAATTGTCCTTCATGCAGATGGTTCTGTAATAACAGCAGCGACAGGTGATGCTTCAGGAAGTAGAACAAGAGTTACTTCTGCGGGTGCTATTGGTTACCCTAACAATGGTTTTGTTAATGTAGGCATGAATTATTACCATACGCCAACAAGTACAAGTGCAGTTAATTATCAAATAAGACAATATAACGGAGATTCTCAACAAAGATATGTGTATATAAACGCTTCTCAAGTTGATGGTGATTCTGCTGTATATCACAGACCAATATCATCTATGACAATTATGGAGGTAGCAGCATAATGGGATTAACTAAAGCACAAGCTGCTGGACTTGCTGATACTTCTGTTAGTGCAGGGAGTTATGGTTCGGCTACTGCAATACCAGCTATCACAGTTGATGCACAGGGTAGGATAACTGCTGCATCTACCAATGCAATATCAGCAGGTGGGGAGACAGATGGTATATTTCAGAATCCAATAGCAGCATCAGGAAATATTACGATTGGTAATAATAAAAATGGTTTAGCTGCTGGCCCTTTTTCGATGGCGACTTATACTTTAACTATACCTTCTGGATCGGTGTTCACCATAGTCTAATGCCAGTATCAATCAACGGAAACACAGGAGTAGTTACAGGTTTAGCGGTAGGTGGCTTACCTGATGGAACAGTAGATGCAGATACTTTAGCCTCAAATGCTGTAACTGCTGGAAAACTTGCAAGTGGAGTTGGCGGTAAAATTCTTCAAGTAAAACAAGCAGTAAAAACTGATACAGCTAGTCAAGGTGACACAAGTAATTCTTATGTTGATATTTCTGGATTGAGTGAAACTATAACTACCACAGGATCAAATAAGGTTTTTATTTCTTTTAATATAAATGGTGGTACTGAAGGGGGATATGCTTTTTTTGTACGAATTGCTAGGGTAACAAGCGGTACTACAACAGGGTTATGCGTTGGAGATGCTGCTAGTAATAGAGTTAGATGTACAACTGGAGGAAATTCTAACCATGCTGGTTGGGAATCTTTTTATCAGTCAGCAGAATTTTTAGATAGTCCTTCTGCTGGTACTCATACATATAAGATACAATGGTCAACTGGTACACCAGTTAGTCACTCTCCGACTATGTATATTAATAGGTCTTATACTGACAGTAACTATGCTTGGTTTGGAAGAGGTACTTCACAAATGACTATTATGGAGGTATCGGTATGAGTCAGATTAAGTTATTACATAGCGGTGGAAATGGAGTTATATTATCTGCACCCGATAGCAACCCTGCATCTGATCGTACTCTTAAATTACCAGGTGATGCTAATTCAACTGTTGATACTCTTAATAGAGCAGGTAATATTCTTCAAGTTGTACAAACAGTTAAAAAAGATAGTTTCTCATCTACATCATCATCATTTGTAGATATTACAGGGATGTCGGTTACAATTACACCTTCCTCTAGTTCAAGCAAAATTTTAGTACGATTTCATTTAGGTTGTTTCAATAATGGTAATAACACTTCTAGAGCTTTTGTTTCAATTTTAAGAGGTTCTACAAAAATATTTGATGGTGATGCTGATACAGGACATGAATGTACAATAGCAGTTTGCACTAGATCAAGTGATGATAATCATATACAGATTCCAGTATCAGGAGAGTTTTTAGATTCCCCTGCTACGACTTCAGCAACTACATATAAATTACAAGGAAGTGTTGGTAATGATGGTGGCACAATGACTTTAAATAGACCTAATGCACCTGACGCTCAAAGTGGAAATGCAGCAAGCACAATAACAGTTATGGAGGTAGCAGCATGACAGGGAAAATCAAACTTGTACATTCTGGTGGTAATGCGGTTTCTATAGCCGTACCAACATCAAACCCTTCTGCAAGTGAAGTTGAATTTAAACTCCCTCAAACTGATGGTTCAACTGGTCAGTTTATGAAAACTGATGGGTCGGGAAATTTATCATTTGCAACTGTGGCAACAGGTGTAGATGGAATAACAGAGGTAGATCAATGGTATGTAACATCAAATTTTACTGGAAGTGTAAATCCAATATCGAGTAATTTAGCAAGATATACAAGTGCTGGAGGTTATTTAGGAAGTGGAATGACGCAATCATCAGGCACTTTTACGTTCCCTAGTACTGGATTTTGGAAAATAGATGTTGAAGGTACAGTTACAAGAATAGAAGGTGGTCGTCAAAGCAGACATCAGGAAATTAATATTCTTGCGACTACTAACAATTCAAGCTATTCAACAATTTCACAAGCACAGGCTGGATATTTTGATAATTATGATGCTGGGTATAGGTATATTGGTTGTTTTTCTTCTGTTGTTTTTGATTGTACAGATACTTCAACTCATAAAGTAAGATTTCAAACAGTTGTACAAGATAATGATAGTCAAGGCTGTCGTTGGGATACACCTTATTTAAAAATGGCTTTTATTAAACTAGCGGACACTTAAAATGAATAGACCAAATCATATTGAAGATTATTTAGCAACTGTCAGAACAGGACAATGGTATGGGTTTAGTGACCCTTCAAATAAAATTTATGCAAATCTTATAGTGCATGATGGAGGTGCAAAACCAACTGAAGCTGATTGTACTAATGGATTAAAAGCATTACAAGATGCTTGGGATTTAGAGAATGATAGTTACAAATCTCAACGTAGAGAAGAATATCCAAGTATTGAAGAACAGCTTGATACCATTTATCATAGTGGTGTAGCTGGTTGGAAAACTACTATCAAAACTATCAAAGACAAGTACCCAAAACCTAGTTAATTATGGCCTTAGATCACGAAGCTATTTATGAAGCATACAAATCAGAAGCAAAACCTGTTGTTTCTATAGACGACTCTGCTGGAGCGTTTGACGCTGATGGTAATTCAGTAACATTAGACGATGCAAAAGTGGCAGCAGCCAGATCTGCATTAGACACAGCAGCAGCAGCGATTTTGTACAAGTCTCAAAGAACAGGTGCAGCAGGGACAACAGATACTATCTATCCAACGATAGGAGATCAGTTAGATATGCTTTACAAAGATATGTTAGCTGGCAAGCTTGATACAACAGGAACTTGGGCTACTGCAATCAAAGCTACTAAGGACAAATATCCCAAGCCATGACAAGTAGGTTAATTGTTAATAGTATTAGGCATACAGGAGCTTCTGCTGATGCTATAACTCTTGATAACTCTGGTAATGCTACGTTCTCTGCAAATGTAACGTGTTCTGGAACGGCTACAGGTTTTGCTAGTCGATTTCAACGCAACCTAATAATTAACGGAGCTATGCAAGTGGCTCAACGTGGTACGTCATCAACAACAAGTGGTTATTCAACTGTCGATAGATTCAAAACTGTTCATTCTGGTACAGATGAA